AGTATTATATAATTGTAATATTGATAGTGTAATTTTAGCAAGCCTTGATACAGAGTCAGATGTATTGGAAGAAGATATTGATTTTACATTTGATGATTTTGATATTTTAGATAGTTTTGGAAATCCAATGGTATAATATTAGGGGGTAAAATATATGAGTGAATTGCTTAAATTTTTAATCGAAAATCCAGTAGATAATTTAACAGCAGAAGTTATCGTGTCTCCTAGATTAGCAAAATTTCCTTTTAAAATTAAAGGAATGACTGGACCAGAATTTGCAGAATATCAAAGATTATCTACAAAAATTGGGAGACATCAAAAAGTAGAATTTGATAATAAAACATTTAATGAATTAGTAGTATTAAATCATACAATAGAACCAAATTTTAAAGATGCAGATAGTATTAAAAAAGCAGGTTGCCAAACTCCAGAACAGTTTTTATATAAGAGTTTATTAGCTGGAGAAATTGCAGAGCTTGCTCAACAAATTTCATCACTTTCTGGATTTGATAAAGATATGGAAGAAGTGGTGGAAGAAGCAAAAAACTCTTAAAGGGAGGGGATGGCGAAACGTGGTATGCATATTATGCTCTTAATAAATTTCATTGGGAGCCTTCACGTTTCGCTAACCTCCCTAGAAAAGAAAAAGCATTAGTTATTGCTATGATTGATGAAAGAATTGCTCAAGAGAAAAAAGAAGCAGCAAAGATTAAGAGGAAAGGAGGGCGCAGACATTAATGGCTACTATAAAGAATACTATTACTTTACAAGATAAAATGACTCCTGTATTAAGAAGTATTATTAAATCAATGCAAACTACAGTCGATGTTATGGCAGGAGTAGATAAAGTAAGTAATAATGCTTTTAAAAAAATGCAAAAAGATGTTGAAGCAGCCTCTGCAGCTCTTGATAATTTTAATCAAAATATAGATGATATACCTCCCGCTGCAAATAAAGCTGCTAATTCACTTACAAAATTTAAAAATCCATTAGTAACTGCGGCCTCCGCTATCTATACAATTAAATCAGCTTTACAAGGAATTTCGCAGATAACTGATATTGCAGATACTTTCACTCTTACTACTGCAAGACTTGATTTAATGAATGATGGATTGCAGACTACGGAAGAGTTACAAAATATGATATTAGCATCAGCTCAAAGGTCAAGAGCAGACTATGGAGCTACTGCATCATCTATAGCAAAGATGGGTATTTTAGCAAAGGATGCATTTACGAGTACAGAAGAGATTGTAGCATTTACAGAATTAATGAATAAAGCTTTCAAAGTTGGTGGAGCTGGAATTCAGGAACAAACTTCAGCAATGTACCAATTAACTCAAGCTATGGCTGCTGGTAAATTACAAGGTGATGAATTTAGAAGCATCATGGAAAACGCTCCAATGCTTGCAGAAGCAATTGCTAAATTTACAGGAAAAACAAAAGGTGAATTGAAAAAGATGTCATCAGAAGGACTCATCACGGCAGATATTATCAAAGGCGCTATGTTTGCTGCAGCAAAAGATATTAATGATGCCTTTGATGATATGCCAAAGACCTTTGGAGATGTTTGGACATCAGTTAAAAATATGACATTAAAAGCTTTTCAACCAGTTATAGAAAAAATGAATCAATTTGTTAATAGTCCAGGATTTGAACAATTTGCTCAAAATGCAGTTGGAGCATTAGTTTGGGTATCTAATGCAGCAATTGATACGATTAATGTTATATCAGATATTGCAGGATGGATTAGTCAAAACTGGACTATTATAGAGCCAATTTTGGAATCTGCAGTAGCAGGAATTGCCTTAATTATAGCATATACTTTAATAATGAAAGCAGTAGCAGTGGTAAGTGCGGTGCCAATAGCATTAGCTTGGATGAAGGCACATTGGCCTTTAGTATTATTAATCGGAACGATTGCAATACTTATTGGGCTTTGGGATGAAGTAGGAACAGCTGGAAAAATATTATTAGGTATTATTGGGGCAATTGTAGCAGCTATTGTAATTTGGATAGCAGTTCAGCAGATATTAAATGTAGCATTAACGGCAAATCCAATAGGATTGCTTATAATGGCAATAGGAGTATTAATTGCAATCATAGCTGCAGTAATTGTTTGGATATTAAAAATGTGGAAAACCAATATGGATTTCAAATATGGAGTAATAAAAATTTGGAATGATATATTAGGGTTTTTCGACCAAATACCAATATTTTTTCAATGGGTTGGTAATGGTATTGCAGATGCATTTGGATGGGCAAAGGTGCAAGTACTTGAAATCTTACAAGATATGGCGAACGGGGCTATTAAAATTATCAATGATTTAATCGAAGCTTTAAACAAAATCCCTGGAGTAGCTATTGACCCTATTCAGGAATTAACCTTTGCAGGAATTGCAGCCGCAGAAGAAGAGGCTAAAAAGCAAGCCAGAGCTATTAGTTTACAAGCTTCAAAAGATTCAGCAGCCGCAAAAGCAGCTGAAAGGGATGCAAAGATGGCTGCTGATAGAGCCAAGGATGAAGCTGCACTTGCTAAGAAAAGAGCGGATAACCGGAAGCTAAAAAACAAGCTGCTCAAAATAAAGAATTTAGAAAAATATTTAAATAATACTCCAGAAGAATTTGATTGGAATAAATATGCTAAAGAATTTGATTCGAATAAATATGCTAAGGCAATGAATAATCCAACAATAACCGGGGGAAATCTTGATAGTATAGGTAGTGTAGGAAAGATTAAAGATGATATCAGCATTACTGATGAAGATATTAAACTTTTAAAAGATGTAGCAGCTACAGAATTTGTAAATAAATATACAACATTAAGACCAGAAATGACGGTAACATTTGGAGATGTTAGAGAAACTGCAGATGTTAATAAGATTTTGGAAGTAATTGAAGATATGGTAGAAGAAGCATATGCAAGTAGTTTAGTAGGGGAGGGAATTTAATGGCAATTAGATTTTTCTTTGAATTTGAAAATCAAATAATACAACTCCCTGTAAATCCAGAGGAGATAGTAATCTCCTCTTCTGGAAATAATAAAACAGAAGAAATAATAAAGCTTGGGGAGATAAATTTATTAAAAGATAAAAAATTGGCAACCTGTACAATAGAAGGATTTTTACCAATTGATGCAGATGCTCCCTATGTTTTAACAAAAGGTAAATTTGAACCTCCTCAATTTTATTTAGATTTCTTTGAAAAAATCAGAGCGAGCAAAACTCCTTGTAGATTTATTATTAGCGACACTAATATAAATATGTTAGCATCAATTGAAGATTTAGAATATGGATTAAAAGCAGGTGATTCTGATACTCATTATACATTAACTATAAAAGAATATCGACCATTTTCAGCAAAAACTATTACTATTAAACCTCCATCAACTTCAACTTCTCCTCCTAAGGTAGAAAAAACATCTACTCAACGGCAAAAAACTGGATTTTCTATTGGAGATATCGTTGTAGTTAATGGTAAATATTGGTATACATCTTATGGGGATTCTCCATTTGGAATATTTAATAATTTTACTGGGAAAATTAGTCATATTGTAGCAGATAAGAGTAGGAAATATAGATATCATATTACAACTTTAGATGGCGGGTATAGAGGTTGGGTATCAGAAACCCAAATTAAACATAAATAAAGAGGTGGGCAAATGAAATTAGAATTAATTGTTCAAGACAACAAAAGCGGCAAAGCTTGGGATATTAGTGAATTAATAACCGAAGATATTAATTGGGAAACCAGTTTATTAAATCAACCAGGAAAATTAACTTTTGAATATATTGACCAACCAAATATTCTAATAAATGAAGGCTCGCCTATTTCTTTTAAAGTTGATGATAAAGGAGTTTTCTTTGGATATATATTTAAAAAAGGATTATCAGGTAAAAACAAAATTTTAATTACTGCTTATGACCAAATGCGATATTTAAAAAATAAAGATACTTATGTATTTGCAGGAATTACAGCATCAGATGTATTTACTAAAATAACTTCAGATTTTCAACTTAAATCAGAAGTAGTAAATAAAAGCACATATAAATTACCTCCTAAAGTACATGATAATAAAACCTTATTTGAAATTATCCAATACGGAATAGATGAAACTTTAATTAATACAGGTAATTGGTATATGATTAGAGATAATTTTGGTAAATTACAATTTGTCAATATTAATACTCTTAAAACGGATTTATTTATTGGAGATGAAAGTTTATTAATAGATTATGATTATACAGGCTCAATTGATGATGATAGCTATAATCAAATAAAATTAATTAAAGAGAATCAAGAAACTAAAAAACGTGAGATTTATATAGTAAAAGATTCTTCTACAATTAAACAATGGGGATTATTACAATATTTTGAAAAGATGGATGAAAATGCTAATTCTGCTCAAATACAATCAAGAGCTGATATGTTACTTAAATTGAAAAATAGAATAACTAAAAAATTAAAGTTAAATGCTATTGGAGATTTAAGAGTATTTGCAGGAAGTGGAATTGTATTAGGTATTAGTGATTTAGAAAAGAATGGTATAGCATCAAATCAATATTTTATGGTAACTCAATGTTCGCATACATTCACAAATAATTTGCATACAATGCAATTAGAATTGCAGGTGAGTATATAATGGCAGGAAATAAATTAATACAAACAATTCAAAATATGGCAAAGACATCAAATGGAGAAAATATTAATTTATTATTTGGAGAAGTTACATCGATTTCGCCATTGAGGGTAAAAATAGACAATAGATTTGAAATTGATGAACAATTTCTAATATTATCATCTTTAGTAAGAGAAGCTAATATACAAATACCAAATTTAGGAAATATAGTTCTTTGGAGAGGTTTAGAAATTGGAGATAAAGTTCGTATTTTAAACTTGAATAATGGACAAATATTTTATATAATAGAAAGAGAGGGTGTATAAAATGATACCAGAACAAAATAATATTGATTTAACAATATTACAAGAAGAAATTCAACCCTCTAAAACTTATTATCTTGATTTAGATAGAAAAAGAATTACAGAAATTATTGATGGACATAATGCAATTATTCAAGCAGTAAGAAAAATTCTGTATACTGAACGATATGCTTATGTAATATATAGTTCATTATATGGAATTGAACTTGATAGATTAATAGGACAAGATTATGATTTTATAATATCCGATATAAAAAGAACAATTGAGGAAGCTTTATTAATAGATAATAGAATTATTAGTATAGAAGATTTTCAAATAGAAAAAACTGGACTTGATACACTCACTGTTAATTTTAAAGTCAATTCAATTGAAGGGGAAATTGACTTTAGTACGGAGGTGAAGTTAGTATGATTAGTGATTATTTAGATAAATACACATTTCAATATTTAATGGATTCTGCTCTTAGTAATGTTCCAGATGATATTGATAAAAGGGAAGGGAGTATTATTTATGACGCGTTAGCTCCTGCTTGTTATGAATTAGCTGAATATTATATGGAATTAAAAAGAATACTTGAAAATACCTTTGCATCTACAGCAAATGGTGAATATCTTGATTTAAGAGTAGCAGAGCAGGGGATTGAAAGATATAAAGCAAGTTACGCGGTAAAAAGAGGAGATTTTGTAACAACTACCGATAATCCTGCAATAATACCAATTGGAAGCAGATTTTCAGTTATTTCAGATAATTTAAATATAAGTTATATAGTTACTGAACCCTATTTAGATGAATTAGGACAAGTAGTTCCAGGAGCTTATAGAATGACCTGTGAGCAAGCTGGTACTCAAGGAAATGATTATATTGGACCTTTAATTCCTATAACTTATATTCAAAATTTAAAAAGTGCTATATTGTCTGATTTATTAATACCTGCAAGAGATGAAGAAACTGATGAAGAATTAAGAAACAGATATTTCTTATCAATAAATGATAAACCTTTTGGAGGAAATATTGCTCAATATGATAAAGAATTAAAAAGTATTGATGGGGTAGGTGAAGTTCAAATATATCCGGTATGGAATGGGGGAGGAACAGTTAAATTAAGCGTAATTGATGCAGAATATAATACAATTTCAAATGATTTTATTATGACTCTACAAAATATGATTGACCCATCTCCTCAAGGAATAGGCCTTGGAATTGCTCCAATTGGACATAAAGTAACAATAACTACTCCTACTGAAAAAATTATTAATATTTCAGCAACGGTAGCGCTTGAAAGTGGCTATACATTAGGTCAATTAACTCCTTTAATCGAAAATGCAATAGAAGAATATTTATTAAGTTTAAGAAAAATATGGGGGATAGCTGACGACCTCAATAATTATAGCCTTGCAGTTTATTTAGCTAGAATTAATGCAGCAATATTAAATGTAAAAGGAATTGCAAATGTTACGAATACTAAAATAAATGGATTAGCTCAAGATTTAATATTAACTCAAAATGCAACCACTCAAGAATTACCAGTACTAGGGACGGTGGTTATAAATGAGCAATGATATTAAACAATATTTACCACATATTTATGATGGCATATTAGAATTTGAAAAATTGATAGCATCAGAAAATTCATTATTTAATACTATTGATAATGAAACTAATAAAGTAAAAAATAATCAATATATTTTAACTGCTGATATTGATGGTATAATTGAATATGAAAAAATGTTAAATATAATACCAAATCCATCAACTGAAACAGTAGATTTTAGAAGACAAAGAATAGTAAATAGATTATCAATGTTACCTCCATTCACATTTAGATTTTTACAACAACGATTAGATGAAATAATTGGAGTTGGTAAATGGGAAGCTGAAATAGATTATAATAATTATATTCTATATATAGAGTCATCAGCAGTTGACCAAACTTGGTTTCAAGAAATATTAATAACAATTACTAAATTAAAACCGGCTAATATTGTATTTATAAATAGACCAAAAATAGCAGATTTTATTAAACTTAATGAACAAATAAATCTTACTCAAGTTAATTTTAATTATAGAGTTGGAACAACCTGGGTGTTAGGTCAAAAACCATTTGTGTCATTAGAGGATATGGGGGTGATTAAATTGGCGACAATTCCATCAATCAAACCAGAAATGTTAAATGATATCGCAGCATTTACAGCATCAGACGTTGCTAAAGTTAGAATTAATAATAATTATATAATTTCAAACTTTACTACTAAACAATCCACAAATAATTTAGTGACTATTGAGTATGAACTTGATGAAAGTGATGGAGTGAATGAAGTAACAAAGATTGAATTATTAGATGCAGAAAATAATGTATTAACCGATTCTGCAGTATATATACCAATATTAGAAAGAGTTTTATTAAAACATAATATTTTAATTAAGGAAGGAGTGTGATAATAAATGGCCTATATAGGAAAAACAAATTGGCAAAATAATGAAATAGTAGAGCCCGCAGATATGAATCGTATTGAGCAGGGAATTACTGATACTGATACTGGATTAACAAATCATCAAAATAATAAAATTAATACTGAAGAAGGGGTTCATGGAATAAGGTGGTTTAATGATAAACTTGAATTTTTTGATGGTTCAGATTGGATTGAAATTGAAACTGGTGGCGGTGGTGTTCCTCCATCTAATGTCATCAATCCATCTATCATTGTTGGGAATTCCCAACTTACAATCAAATGGGATGACCCTGAAGATACTGTTGTTGATGGTCAACTTATTTCTACTTGGGCGGGAACAAAGCTTGTAAGAAAAGCTGGAAGTTACCCTGAAGATGAAAAGGACGGGGTTGTATTGGTAGATAACAAGGTAAGGGGCGCTTATGCTTCCAGCGGTTATGTTGATTCAGGTTTGACTAATGGAACAACTTACTATTATCAATTATTCCCTTATAATGATTTAGGTGCAGTCAATAAAAACACTGCAAATAGGCTTTCTGGCACACCAGAACCTTATAAA